GTGGCCAAGGGCAAGAAAGAAGAGAAGGCTCCCAAATCCTGTCAGGAATGCGAGCACTGGACGGAAGTAAGGAACAAGCTGAGGGTGGGCGGTGTGCTGGAGACAGTGATCAAAAACATGGAGACCAAGTTGAAGGCGGAGGAATTTAAGCCTTCGCTGGCGGATTTCCTGAAGTTAATGCAGATGGAAAGAGAAATCGGAGAAGAGGAGCCAAAGGAGATCAGGGTTACATGGGTCGAACCGGTCACACCGAGCACCGAGACATAAGTTACGACCCATTACCTTCCCAGAAGAAATTCCACGCATTAGAGAACAGGTTCAAAGGCTTTTCCGGGCCGATCGGCAGCGGAAAGAGCCAGGCACTGTGTCAAGAGGCGATCCGGCTGAGCTACATGAACCCGGGGCGGCTGGGGCTATTGGGGGCGCCGACTTATCCGATGTTGCGAGACGCAACGCAGGCGGCGCTGTTCGAACTTCTGGAAAGCAACGACATCCCGTACGAGCATAACAAGGCGGAAAACACGTTAGTGATGCTGGATACGCGGTCGAGGATTCTGTTCCGGCCGGTGGAAGAATTCGAGCGGTTGCGAGGGACGAACCTGTCATGGTTCGGATTGGACGAGTTGACGTACACGCAGGAAGAATCGTGGCTGCGGCTGGAAGGAAGGCTGCGGGATCCGCGGGCGACGCGGCTGTGCGGGTTCGGGGTGTGGACGCCGAAGGGTTACGACTGGGTATACCGGAAGTTCATTGCGGATCCGGTGAGCGGATATGCGGCGGTGCAAGCGGAGCCATTCGAGAACCGGCACCTATTGGGAAGGATCGGGGACTTCTACGAACGGCTGAAAGACAGTTACGACGAGAGGTTTTATCAGCAGGAAGTGCTGGGGTCGTACCTGAGTATGGACGGAGGCCGGGTGTACTCGGCATTCGACCGCAACACGCACGTGCGGGAATTGACGGTGAACCGGAACCAGCCGTTGTTGTGGACGCTGGATTTCAACGTGGACCCGATGAGTTCGTTGATCGTGCAGCGAGGGCGCGGGGAGGTGCAGGTAATCGGAGAGATCGTGATCCGGCACGGGACGACGAAGCGGGCGTGCGAGGAATTCCTGGAGCGCCATCCGAGGCACGAAGCGGGGGTGTTAGTTTACGGCGACGCGTCGGGATACCAGCAACAAACCACGGGTTCGACGGATTACGACATGATCAAGGACCATTTCGCGACTTATTCGAACGTGAAGGTGGAATACCGTGCGCCGCGATCGAACCCTAGTGTGAAGGAGCGGATCAACCTGACGAACCGGCAACTGAAATCGGCGGCGGGGAACGTCGGGTTACTAATGGACCCGCGGTGCAAGGAACTGATCAAGGATCTGGAACAGGTGTGTTTTAAGGCGGACAGCAACCAGATCGACAAAGACCGGGACCGGTTGCGGACGCACTTATCGGACGCATTGGGATACCTGCTGTGGCAGGAGTGCCGCGAGGCGGCGAAGATCGGGGATCGGGGTTTTCCGATTGTGGGTTTTTGACGGGTGGAGAGCATGCAAAACATCAACCGGGAGCATCCGGAGTACATCGCGCGGAAGGCGATGTGGAAGCAATATAAGGATCTGTACGCGGGCGGGGAGCAATTGCGGCTGAACGCGTACGAGTACCTGGTGCGGCGTCAAAAGGAGCCGGCACTGGTGTACGAGGAGCGGTTGCGGCGAGTGTTCTACGAGAACTACGTGGGGTCGATCGTGGACTGGTACGCGGCGACGCTGATGCGGCGGGAGCCGATGCTGCAGTTTGACGGAGGCGACCCGGGAGCGAAGGGCTTCTACAGCGTACTAGCGGAGAATTGCGACCTGAAGGGGACGAACCTATCGGAGTTTTTCCGGCAGCGTTTCGTGCAGGTGATGGTATGCGGGAGCAGCTTCGTGGTAGTGGACTTTCCGAAGGCGGGCGGGGCGGCGCAGACGCGGGCGGAAGAGGACGCGAGCGGGAGATCGCGGGCGTACCTGACGGAATACGCGGCGGACGAAGTAATCAACTGGAACTACGACGAGACGGGGGGGCTGGAATGGGTAGTGATCCGGACGTCGTGCCTGCAGCAATCGCAAGTAACGGATGCGAAGTGGGAGAGAGAGACGCGGTGGATTTACTACGACCGCGAGAACTACCAAGTTTACGGCAAGGCGGGCGAGGCGCAGGCGATCGAGCTGATCGATGAAGGGCGGCACGGGTTGGCCGGGCAGCGCCGGGTGCCGGTGTTCGAGATGAAAGTGTCGGAGGGGTTGTGGCTGGTGAACAAGGCCGCGCTTCTGCAGTTAGAACACTTTAATAAGTCCAACGCGCTTTCCTGGGCGTTGACGATGGGGCTGTTCGCGAGTCCGGTGATTTATTCGGACAAGGAATGGAACCAGGTGGTGGGGGAGAGCTACTTCATCCAACTCGGGAAAGACGACCGATTCGGGTGGACGGAGCCGGAGGGGAAGGTTTATCAGATCGCAGCGGACAACCTGGTCCGGTTAAAGGACGAAATTTACCGTGTTTGCTATCTGATGAACCAGGCGGAGGAGGCAAAAGGCGGATTCATCGCGGCGTCGGGACTAAGTAAGCAGATCGACTCCGCGGTGACGCAGGAGGTATTGCGCGCGTACGGGGCGATAGTGAAAAGCGCGATGAAGCAGGTGCTGTGGGCGATCGCGGAGGCGCGGCAGGACGAGGTGACGATTGACGTTTTGGGGCTGGACGAATTCGACATCGGCGATTTCAGCAGCGACCTGGACGACGCCAAGAAGCTGCTGGATCTGGGGATCGGATCGGAGACGTTGAAGAAGCAGGTATTCAAGAAGCTGGCGTTCAAGTACCTGTGCGACGCGCGGCAGGAGATCAAGAACCGGGTAGCGGAGGAGATCGACGCGGGGTAGGGGGACGGGGCTAAGGCCTCGGGGAGCGTCGATTCGACGCGGAGACGCGGAGACGCGAAGGAAGACGCGGAGAACACGTAAGAGACTGGCGAAGGCTTCGACAGCAGGATAGGGGACGTCAAAACCTGAGAGCGCGGAGGAAGCGGAGAATCGCGGGCTCGGTTGAACTAGTAAGGGATTGGGAGGCATATGGAAGGCATCGACATACAGGCGATTGTGCGGCAGGCGGTACAGGAGTTCGTGAACAACGAACAGGCGAAGAGCGAGCCGGCGCACAAGGCAGAGTTGCAGGAAGAGCGGAAGCGCCGAGAGCAACTGGAGCGGCGGTTGAACGAACTGGTGGAAGAGAACAAGCGCAGCCGGAAGATGGCGGCGGAGGCGGAGCGGAGCGCGAGTGTGCGGGCCGAGTTGCAGCGCTTGGGAGTAGCGAAGATCGATCTTGCGTTCAGAGCGGTGCAGGACGGGATCGTGCGGACCGAGGACGGGCGACTGGTAGCCCGTAACGAGGCCGGCGAAACGCCGTTGAAGGAATACCTGACCGCTTTCGTGAACGAGAATCCGGAGTTTCTCCCGGCGCGGATTGCCGGGGGCACAGGGATGACGGCCACCCTGAAAGCTCCGGCAGCGGGCCGGGAGACGGTGAACCTGGAGCAGATACGCCCGGGGATGAGCGCCGAGGAAATGCAGCGGGTACGAGAGGAAATCGTGCGCGTGGCGTCGCAGACCCTGAAGGGGCTGTGAAGAGGCCCATGGCAGGGCAGGACGGCCTGGCGTGGGTGTAGTAAAGGACCGAACCTTTTAAGGGAGAGAACGAATGGGAGCTATTACTTCAAGTAACGTCGCAAACGCGATTGTCAAGCTGGTGGCGGCCGACGCATTGCCGGTGCTGGTGGGGAACCTCGTGATGGGGAACCTGGTGAATCGCGATTACGAGCCGGTGCTGGCGCAAACCGGCGACACAGTTAACGTGCCGATACCGCCGACGATGGTGGCGAACAACATCGCGGAAGGCGGAACGGTGCAGACGCAGAATCCGAGTCTGGGGAACGCGCAGATCGTGCTGAACACGCACGCGGAAGCGACGTTCCAGATTCCGGATGTGACCAAGGTGCTGGCGGTGCCGGATCTGCTGAAGATCTACATGGAGCCGTGCGTGGCGGCGATCGCGCAGAAGATCGAGAGCGATCTGCTGGGGCTGTACGCAGGGTTCACGGCGAACGCTCCGGTGGGGACGCCGGGGACGCCGATCGTGGAAGGGACGATCGACGCGGCGGAGACGGCGCTGTTTCTGGCGAAGGTGCCGGCGAGCGAGCAGAAGTTCATCGTAGTGGACGCGGCGACGTACTCGACGTGGCGGCAGATCGAGCGGTTCAGCGAATACCAGTCGGCGGGCGATGCGGGCCTACGGGCGTTGATCGACGGGACGATTGGAAAATTCAAGGACTTCTTCGTGTTCCGGTCGCAGTTCGTGCAGAAGACGGGCAGCAGTCCGGTGACGACTCACAACATGGCGTTCACGAAGAGCGCTTTGGGCCTGGTGGTGCGGCGGCTGCCGCAGCCGCTGCCGGGGACGGGGGCGATCGCGGAGTATGCGGAGCTGGGCAACTTCGGGATGCGGGTGGTGATGAGCTACCAGCCGAACACGCTGGCGCAGCAATTCACGGTAGACGTGCTGTACGGCTGCGGCGTGCTGCGGAACTCGTCGGGCGTGCAGGTGAACACCTAGGGAGGGAGACGGCATCCCGCTCCTTGTGGGGCGGGATGCCGGAGGGTGGGGTTCCGCTCGGATGCACAAGGCGGAGCCTTGTGCCACATAAAACAAGAGAGGAAGAGGAAGGGAAATGGATTTACAGGTGTATTACCAGAAGATTCGCGAGATGGAGAACAAGATCGCGGATGAGTTTCCGCTGGTGGCGAGCATGGAGACGGCGGACGGGGGCAAGGTCGGGACGAAGACGGAGGTGCCGCGGCGGTTAGCGGCCAAGATGCTGGTGGAGGGAACGGCGCGGCTGGCTACGAAGGACGAGGCGAAAGCGCATCGCGAGGCGCTGGCGGAGGCGAAGCGGGCGGCGGACCGGGCGGCGGCGGCGGCGAGGGTCCAGTTGACGGTGGTATCCGCGACGGAGCTGGAGCGGCTGCGGGGCGAGGCGCGGAGCAACAAAGAGTAGGCGGCACACGATGGCATTGTTCACGGACGGGGCGATAGCGAGCATCGAAGAACTGAGCGGGCACGACACGCAGTTGCTGAGCGTGGCCACTGTCGAGGGTATCGACGTGACCCGGAAGCTGGCGTTGGCACAGGAGGAGCTCGGCATAGAGGTGGCGGGACTGCTGGAGGGGGTGGCGTCACCAGGGGTGTACGAGGTGGCGGGATTAGTGGGGGGGATGGCGGCGATTCCGGCGCTCGGGCAGGTAGCGGTGACGCCTCCGCTGAAGCTGTGGCTCATATTCCGGACGCTGGAAATGGTGTACGCAGACGCGTACAACAGTCAGTTGAACGACCGGTACTCGGGGCGGCGGGACGAGTACCACGAGATGGCCACGTGGGCGCACGACCATGTGATCCAGAGCGGGCTGGGGATTGTGGCGAACCCGGTGGCACGGGCGGCCACGGCGGCGCCGCAGGGGGCGGCGGGCAACCTGGCGGCGGGCACGTATTACGTGGCCATCGCGTGGACGAACGCAGCGGGAGACGAGGGGGCGAGCTCGGTACCGGCGACGATCGCGGTAGCGGCAGGTTCCTTCTCGGTACAGACGACCAATCCGGCGAATGTCAAAGGATGGAACGTGTACTGCGGGACGGGCCCGACGACGATGACGCTGCAGAATGCGGCGATGCTCGGGCCGGGGCAGACGTGGGTGCAGCCGGACACATTGTCGACGACGGGACGGCCGGCGGGCAACGGACAAAAGCCGACATACCGGCTG